GGCGGTGCTTATCCAATACTTATCGGAATAGTAAGTAGAAGAAGATCCGTTCAGATTACCCACCGGAACCATGTCCATATACTTGCCGTGTGCCACGCCTGTTATCCATTGGTCACTGGCCGTTTTGCCCTGCACCCAGCGCACCGTGCCGTCCGGCATCCAGATGCGCCATTTGCCCACGTTGCCGCTGTCGTTCGGCAGATCCACGCCGTCCATCATGTCATACTTGTTGCCGTAGATGTCCTCATAGCCCAGGCAGCAGATGTTGTTCACCTGCACCACAGTCGCCTGTCCGTATTCGTCCCGACTCTTATACCAGGCATACTGGTGCACCAGCCCGTCAATCAGCGAATTCGTGATTTTGTTGTTGATGACATACGCTTCATCGTAGCCGATGGTGTCCGTCATCCCATGCTCTGCCGTTCCGCCTGTTGTGCGGTTGTTGGTATGCTGTCCGGCACCGCACTGTTCCTGCATATCCCTGCGCCCGTAACGGGCATAGCTCAGATTCGCAATGCGGCTGTGCATCAGCGCATCTATCTGCTGCATACCACGCTGCTGGCTGTAATAGTGGTTGTCTGTCCAGGTCATGCTTGCCGTGGTCGAAGCTCCGGTGATGCAGGCACGCAGTTTGCTTCCCACTACTGAACTGCCCACTACGGCACACAGATGCTCCTCATTGGCCACCCAATCCGGTTCCATGTCTTCTATCTTGTCGCTGTTGCTCAGTACCACATGGTCAAACTCAGCCGTGTTCAGAATGGAGAAATGCAGGGCTGTCGCACGCTCCGGAACGTCCGCTATCAGATACATGCCGGCCTCAAACTTCAAGCCGATGGTCGGCACCACGATGCTCTTCAGGATGTTTCCTGCATCATCCACAAACACACTGCCGATAAGCCCCGTACCGGGAACGCTCGGAAAGCGGACACGTCTGTAGCCGGATACATCCACCTTACATACCGAATAAGCCTTGTCAGTCGTATAGGATTCCATCAACGTAGGTTTTCCGCTCATGATCTTGCGTTCACCCAGCCAGCCGCCCTGCGTTTCCTTGATGGCATCCAGCGTCAGTACTGTCGCCTCCGGAACAGGGGGCATTTCGTCCTCCGGGTAGCTGCTGTAGCAGGCGTACTTCTTGTTGTTCAGATAGTCGTTGATACCCTTGCTCCAGTAGAACGGCTCATACATCATCCAGTCTCCCTCGCTGCCGTCCAGCTTCGCCACCGTGCAGTCGTTCATATCCTCCGCATCGGCATAGAAGTTCGAGCTTTCGTCATGCAGCGGGAAATAGGTCATCTCCCCGTCCGGGTTGTTCACTTCCACCTGCTGCCCGGCCATCTCCACCTTCCGGCTCGTGGGCATCTTGGTCACCTTAGCCAATACGCGGTGGCGCTTGGACAGGATAGCATTCACATGCCCGCTCATTTTGTACGTATTGCCGTATTTGTACCCCGTCTTGTTGTCCAGGTTCGAAATGTTGGCATCGTCGGCCACACTGTCGTCAAACTCAATCATCGTATAAGGCGGCTGCTTGATCGTCAGTTCCGGATAACGGGCGGCATACTTCTCCAGTTCCTCATCAGCCAGATACTTCGTCAGGGTCAGCTTGCCCCTCAGTCCCGAATGCCTGTCATCCACGGCACCCGTCTGCGTGTACGTTCCGTAGTCAAAATACTTCTTCAGCAGGCTTCCGTCGTCTTCCCGGTCTATCTCCAGCACAAAGCGCTCCAGCTTGCCGCTGCCGTTCAGTTTGGCCTGATGCAGGCGTTCCAGCATGGCAAACCCGTCAATGCCGGGGCAGTTGGTATAGCGGTAACCCCGCACGTTGTTGATGCCTTCCAGCACCAGGCCGCTGTCCTGCAGCTTGGTCAGATACTCCAGGAACAGTTCCTCAATCGTGTCCGGCAGGCATAACTGCACAACGGGCGCACCGGTGGCCAGTTTCACTCGGGTCAGCCCCGTACCCCTCACATCCAGTTTCTTCAGACGCCCCTGCCAGCTCAGGTCCAGGGTGGCCACGTTTCCGTTGTCCCCGTTCCGGGCCAACAGGTTATTCCGCATATTCACTTCTTCCAAAAGCAGCATCCCGTTCGTCGAAGCCATGAACGAGCCGTTCCGGTAACCGCTGGCTTTCTCCACGCTCATGTCCAGTTTGACCAACGAGGTCAGCAGACCGAAGTTGAAGCCGATGGCGAACGCATCCTCATGCCACACCAGTTCCTTGATTTTGCCCGCACCCACTATCTTCAGCGGGTCGTTCTCACCGAAGGCACGGGTCAGCTGCAGGGAGTGGAGCACGTCTGCATCCACCACGCCGCTGTCAGCCTGTACGCCGTTGCTGGTAGATAACTGCACACGGTACGGGATGGTCAGCCGGTACTGCATCGGTTTCAGCTTATAAGCCTTGTCCAACGATGCAGTACTCTGGTAGAACTGGGCACCCAGCGTAGATACATAGCCGTACTCCACCTGCTTCAGGTCGTACCGGCGCTGGATGAAGTAGTTCCGGTGCGCTTTCAACGAACCCTTCAAACCGTAGATCTGCGGATAGGTCTGTTTCGCGCCATCCGCACCCACCGGCATTTCGTTCAGGAACGGGTAGATGTATTTGAAGATGCCGGACTTGTTATAGAGGCGTGAGCACCACTTCTTCATCTGTTCGGTATCGAAATGGTCTATGGCTTTCTGGATACTGAAGGCGCTCATGAAGCTGGTACCGCCGTTCACGCCCTTTGTCATCACTTCCTCCAGCAGATTGCCCATGTTGCCCAGTATCAGGTTCCACAGCCAGCTGTTGTGTCCCTGCATCACGTAGGCACCGTCGCGCTTCGTCTGCCGGTTGTCGTCATACTTCCCGGTCAGGAACGACTTGTTGTCCGAACCCAGCTGGCAGTCCCCGTCGTAATAGGTTATCCACCACATCACGCCGTCCCACGTCCGCACCAGCATGTTTTTTGCCAGCTGGTCCACGCCCAGGTTGAACTGCACATACAGGTAGTAGGCAGCCAGGTTGGGCAGGTTGAAATACTTCCCGGCTTCCTTCCTGAAGGTCGGGCTCACCCATTTCGCGGTCGGGAACCTGTTGCCGTCATCCTCATAGTCCACCCCGTCAAACGTGTGCGACTCCCTGTTATAGGTCAGATTCTTGCCGGCAGGCGTTTCCTTCACGCATCTGTACAGGAAGCCCATCATGCGGTCCAGGGCCTTGTACATCTTGTCATATTTGTCACCGGTGCCCAAGTGTTCCTTGATGTTCGGTTCTTCTTCGGCATCGCCACCGCCGTCGTTCCAGAACACGTCTTTCGGGTGGTTGAACTCGAAACCGCCGTCAAAGTTGAAATCCATGAAGTCCGTATGGTCGGGCTCCGTGGACGGCAGCCATCGGAACAGGCACAGGTCATTCGAGTTGTTCAGCGTCTCGATGCAGATGGGCAGGTATTCCTTCGGCTGGTCGCCGTTCGCCTGCAAGTAGTTCAGGGTGTCGCCGGTTCCCCATTGCTCGCCGCCGATAGTCTTGTCCTGACCGAATATCGGGTAGCTGTCGCTCTTCTCGTTGTTCATGTTATACTGGCCGTAATAGGTCAGATCCTCATCCACGCTCTTGGCCACAAACAGGTCACAGGGCAAGCCGTCAATGGCCGAGCGTATATCTTCCTTGCACGTATCTGCATGGTCGGCGGCATACTGTTGGGCAGGGGTCAGGATTCCCATTTCCTTCATGCCGTCATGAATGAACTTCGCACCGCCCGTGTTGGTCGTCATGGAGGAGTCTGAAAAGTCACATTTCGCACAGGCAAGTTTTGCGCCCACCGAGTTGCCCCGCAGCCGGAACAGGTTCTTCTTGCCCTCCGTTGCTGTCGGGTTGCTCTGCTGCCCGTTGCCGTCTATCTCGCCGTAGGTCATCCGTGCCGTATATCCGCTGGCTGTCTTCTGGAAGTAGAAGCGCAGGTTCTTGCGGGCATAGTTCACCGAGCTGGTACCCTGAATACGCAGATAAATGTCACGGGCTATCCAGTCCAGCGCCCGGTTCTCGCCGTTGTAGAATCTCACTTCCCGGCACAGCTTGTTGGCCTTCTTGTTGTTCAGCTGGGCCAGCGCATCCATCACGTTCAGCGTGTCGCTCTCGCTCGGCACCTCACTGCCCACGCTGCCCGTACCTATCAGTACCAGGATCGAGTTCCGGCGCTTCTTCATCAGTCCCATCAGCTTCTCCATGCTCACCGTGTCCCCCTCGTTCAGCACGCGGTTGTCCTCATCCAGAGAGCGCACGCCCGGTTCCCCGTCGGCATCTTCCAGGTGGTTGCGGTCCACGATATAGTTGTTCAGCACCTCGTCCGAGGTCAGCGCCTTGTTGTAGATGCGCACGCTCTTCACGTTCAGGTCCGCACCCGTTGACTTGAACTCCAGCTGGCTCTGGATGTTGAAGTTCACCTTGTCCAGCCACTTCGAGGCGGCACTTTCCTCACCGTTCACATAGAAGCCGATCAGCGTGCGCTGTTCGTTCGTCTGCACGTTCGGGTAGAACACATAGGTAATGCGGATGTTCGTGCCCGGCTGGAACTTCGTACCCACCGAGTCCTCATAGCGCAGCACCTGTCCGGCATCCATCGCCTCGGTCACCACACCGGTCAGGAACTTGGCCTCTTCCGGGGTCACAATCAGCCCGTACCGGTTGCCGTTGTCCAGCTGCCCCAGGCAGGTGATCAGCTCGGCATTCGTGTCCGTCACGTTGGCCGTACTGTATTCTATCTCCAGCGTCATGCCCACGTCACGGATGGCAAACCCCTCCGGCTTGTCCGCTTCGTTGAAGGGGCGGTACCCACCGTCGGCGGTCAGGGTCATGCCTGCGCCGCCGGCCAGCAGCAGGCGGTCCTTGTGCCAGCCGCTTCCTGCACCGTATTCGTTCACGCTCCACAGCACGTCCCGGAACTCCATGCGCTTGTCACCGCTCACCCAGCTGGCCGGGTTGTTTTCCGTGTTGCTGCGCCCGAAGGCATCAAACGTACACACGGCATCCGGTGCCAGCGTAGCTTCAATGTCGGGGTGCGATGTCGTGTTCACCTTCACCTCAAGCACGGCATCACCGCACGACACATGGTAGTCCAGTGGTTCCACGTTCACATTCGTCCGCCCGTAGCTGCCGGTCTCGCCGCGCTGCAGCAGGTCTTCCTTCACCACACTGCCCTGGTTCGTTACTTTCACGCGGGCCGTGTACGCATCGCGGTCATAACCGGCATACGAAAAGCTCCATGCCGTGAACTGCTCTGCCTCCAGCACCGGGCGTTTCCATTCTCGCTGGAACCCTGCCGCGCGGTGGCTGAACATCATGCCGGCATAGGCCGTCACACCGCCGCCAGCCTTCAGCAGCGTAATGTAATGCACCTGGCTCACCACACCGGAGTTCTCATGCTGTGCGTAAGCTTCCACCACGTTCGTACCTTCCTGCATCTGCGTCAGCGGGATAGTCACGTTCTTCTGCTGCACCCCGCTGCCGGCCGAAAGACCGAGGGTAAAAGCCTGGCCGCCGTTCACACGGTAGTAGATGTTCTTCTCGCCGCTCGTACCCTTGGCCGTAAAGGGGATGTTCACGTCATTCCGGTACCCGCCGTCGGACAGTCCGTTGCCCACCGAGTAAGTCGTCTCCAACGTCATGGCCACCATGGTCACCTTGGCCGTGGCTGTCTTCATTAGCGTGCCGCCCTGGTAGGTAGCCTGCGCCTCCACCTGCACGGTATAGGCGGTGGCATCCTTCAGGTAGGGCGATGCGTCAAAGGTGTAGCTCTGTCCGGCTGTCACACCCACAAATTCCGCATCCTGGAACTCACTGATCACAGTCGAACCGCGCTTCACAATCACGCGGGCTTTCAGGTCGCTGTAGCCGTCCACCGTACCGCCACCGGCAGTACCCACGCCCACGGAGTATTTCACCACAAAGCCGCTTCCCAGTGCCAGATACTGCTGCGAGGGAAGTCCCGCGCCGCCGCTGTCCGTCAGGTCAATGTTCACCACCACCTTGTCGTCGTCGGTGTACTTCGAAAAGCGCACCTCCTTCGAGCTTTCGCCGCCCTGGTTATCCTTCTGCTTGACGGTCATCACATACTGGGTGCCGTCCTCGCTGTCCTGCACATCCACGTCCGTCACCGTACCCACCATCGCATCAAACACCGTTCCGGATGTAGGGGGCTTCGTCTCGCCGCCCACCAGTTCCTCGGTAGGGGTACGGTTTGACAGCTCTTTCTTCAGAAACGCTTCGACATCGTCCCCGGCATAGGCATGATAGGTGCCGTCCGGCTGTTTCTGGTTCCACGGTGTTTCAAGATTCATCGGATGTTCAGTCGCATTGATGATTCCGCTTATTTTCCTTTTTGCCATAATACTGTCCTTTTATAATAATCATTCATTTATCAGTTTTACTGCTACCGTTCCATGCGTCCGACCCGTTCCACGGCTCGTCGCCTTTCCAGTATCCAAGTCCGAAACAGCTGCTGATTGCGGACCATACCAGCCTTGCCCCGGCATAGACAGCCGACAGGGCACGTTTTCCCACATACGCAGCCGTTATTTCCTTACCGCCTATGGTTATCATCGTCAATCCTCCTCATAAATCAGATACAGCGTATTCGCATCCTTGTCCGGCAGTGCTTCGTAAGCATCCCCGCTCATCACCTCATGCCGGTAGGCCAGCAGTCTCAGGCGGCCTTCTGTTCCGGTATATACGGCATCGCCCAACAGGTAAAGCTTGTCCGGCAATATGCCTGACCGGTCCGCACTCATGAACATGCCGGCAGGGGACACACCCGCCACGTCCCAGTCCCCGTACAGGGTGGAGTCCATGTGGTAGGCGAATTTCCCGGCACCGGCCACATACACCACGCTGCCACCCGGCTTGGTACACTTGTCAGGTAAAACGTTTCCGGTTTCCATCCATGAGGAAAAGCGTGCGGTAGCTCCGCCGACGGCTGCTGCCGTAGTCTGTTCCACCTTGGCTGCGGCATTTTCTGCCTTGGCTGCCGCTTCGTTGGCCTTGGTTGCGGCTTCCATGGCGGCCTGCGTCTTTTCCTCCAGTCCGGCTACGGCTCCTTCCGCTTTCTTGGCGGCAGCCTCGGCACGGGCGGCGGCATCGCTCGCAGGCTTCCCTATCAGCTCCAGGGGTACGTTCACCATCTTGCCGTCCTTCTCGCCGGGCAGTGATTTCACACCGCTCAGCGAGGTGACGGTTTCCAGGTCCTCCACGCCGGTAGAGGACTGGAGCACACGGTCCAGCACTTCCTGAACCAGTTCTTCTTGTGTCATTTCTGCCATACTCATTCGTTTTTATCGGTTTCTGACCCGCCCAGGATTTCGTTCAGGGCATCTATCACATTGGGAAGACAATAGCGTTCCACCGCCATGTGTATCATCCCGGTTTCCTCATCGCTGAACTCGGTCTCGCCGGTACTCTCGAAAATCTTGAACGCAAGCCGATGGGCCTTGATGCCACTGACACGCGTATACAGCAAATCGGCTATCTGCTCACGTGCATCGAAAACCTCCCTCGTCTGACGGGTTATTCCGGTGGGAACGCTGAAATTCCTGAAATCTAACTTTTTCATATATATCTGTTTTTTAGGATGAATGATTCAATATCTGGTAACGGAATCCGTCCGCTTTTGTAATAAGTACCGTTACGGAGTCCCCGGATGCCATCTCGTAGTTTTGCAAATCTTCATTGTGGTTATAGATACCTTTTAGTATGATATTCTTTGAACCGGGTCTGACCCTGAACGTGACAATGGCTGCAAAATCGGTAGGCAAGTAACTCATGCCGAACTTGTATGCCACAGAACTTTCCGACGGCAGCGTAACCTCTACCTTACTGTAGTTGGGTTCATTGTAATACATCAAAATGATATTGTGTTGTGAGAAATCCACCGTGTAGTTTCCACTTCCGAAGGTAAGCAGCTTGGCTTTCGTATTGATAAACGCCGGGGCAAGTAATGCCGCATTGCTGCTGATACCGTAGTTCTTCGTACCGCCGGTAACATCTATAAACAATCCATAGTTCGCTTGGTCGAAGCCGTAATTCCCGTATATATTGGGGGCTGAGTTCACGATACGACCGACAGCGGTAAAAGCTCCTCCTGCAGAAGACGGTATCACATCATCACCGAACATCACATATCCTTTGCTGCCGCCGACACGGAAAAAATCATCATAAATGGCAAGACCGCCACCGCTCCCGTGAGAGTCGGCCACAGAACCGATACGGCCGTTCCCTATCTCAAAGCCGCCAATTTTCCCTTTGCTGCTGTCTATCTCTCCGGTAAACTTACCGTTGGTCGTTTCAATGCTGCCGTCTTCCAGTATCTTGAAGTTGCCGTTGGCCGTTACCAGTCCCTCCAGCTGTATATGGTCGGCTGTCAGCTTGATTTTGCTCACGGTATTTCCGTACTCGTCCTCTTCCTCCACGCTCACCCCGATAAGGGCAATCTTTCCTGTATTGTCCTGCGCATACAGACCGGAACCTTCAGGCTTTATGACAAGCCCGGTCTCTTTCAGCGCATTACCGTCCTTGTCGAAGACCGCCGCTGAAATCTTTACCAGCCGGTCGCTCTGTTCGAACAGTGTACGGTACTTATAGGCCAGTGCGTCCGCCTTGTTGGTAGAGAATACCAGCAGCGAAATGTAAATCACGCCCGTAAACGACAGCTTGAAGTCTCCCGTACCGTTCCAAAGGCCGTCCAGCGTGAACATCTTCTCGCCGCCAACGGGCAGGTCCTCTTCATGGCCGAACATGTTGAAGTTTTCAAACCCAGTCTTGTCAGCACCCACAAATTCGATTTTCAACCGTCCGGCCTTGATGACCCGGTAGCTGAAGGACAGATACACCACGCCGGGCACCCGTTCGCCCTGGCTGTTCGTCTGCCGGTACTCCGGTACCAGCCGGAAATCCTCCAGTTTCTGCATGATATAGCTGTTCCGGATATAGGCATAAGGCACCTTGCCGTCGGTCCGTATCTCGGCATGCCCGTCCGGCTTCGTACCGTAAGGACCGCCGTTCGCCCAGATCCAGCGTCCGCCCAGGGTGAACAGCGTAGCCTTGCTGCCCGTCTTCCATTTGTCCATGCCGTCGGCAAAACTGCTGTTGTCCAGATAGCTCTGTTCTTCGCGTATTTCCTTGCGCAAGCTTTCCACGGCTGAATGGATTTTCCCCTCGGTTATCTCAAACCGCGTCAGGATGTCCTCGCCCGTCATCAACACGAACGTACCCTTCAGCCACACGTTGTCGGCATACAGGCCGTTTCCTTTCGGCTGTTTGTCTGCCGGGAAAGCGCTGCTCTTGATGCCGTCCAGCTTACCCAGCCGGCAACGAAGGCAACCGTTGAAGTTCTTGGCCTTCACACCGTCCAGAATGTCGATACGGGGCTGTCCGTCCTCCGTGGCCGCAATGGATATAAGGTTCTGCCGGAGCGGGTTTTCCGTGTTGCCCATCAGCACGCACTCATCGCCTGCCTCCGGCTTCACCCCGCCAAACTCGCTTACCGGGACCAGCACACCGCCGGCTATCACCGAGGCCACCTCCACCCAGTATGCTTTTAGTTTCTTACCACCCGTAACCGCACAGCGCATCAGGTCATGGGCCACAAAACCCGATTCCTGCTCAAACACGATGCGGTAGTTGTCGCCCTGCTTCACCACGTCCTTGATCTTGCCGTTGGCTGCCGACACCACCAGCTGGCCGCACACGCTGCGCACCTTCTCGATCAGCAGTTCCAGCGCCACCAGGCTTTGCCGGGCAGTCACTTTGTCCACCGTCAGGTTCGTCAGTCCCGTCAGCTGGTCAATCCACAGCTGCCAGCCCTCACCGGTCAGCCCGTCCACAAACTCCGTGCTGCGAAGCAGTTCGCGGATCACGGCGGTCAGGTACTCGGCATTGCCCTCACCGTCCACGATGCCGCAGGGCTTGCCGCCGGCAGCCTCGCCAAAGCTCACACCCTTCAGGAAGCGGATGGACTCTTTGGCTGTGTCCGGCTGGTTCTTGCTCAGGAACTCTTTCTGGCTGCGCCTGGCGGAAAACAGGTTGTTGTCCGTGGGCAGCGTCTTGTCCCAGCTTCGTATGATGTCCGGAAGGGCAGCGCCTTCCGTCTTTGATTTCGTATAGCTTTTCAGCGCACCGATGCTGTCCGTCACCTTGTCGAACTTGCCCACCTGCAGCGCATCGCTTATCTCGATGTCCATCTGCCCGGATTCGTTCACCTTGCGGCTGATCTTGGTGATACGGCTCTGACGGTAGCCTTTTTCCGGGAAATACTTCCGGCTCTCCAGCTTCACCCGTCTGCCCACAAACAGGTCGATGCCGTGCTCCTCCATGTACACCGGGTCTGTCGGAGCTTTGTAAGCGGCAATGTCCAGCCAGTTGTCCCGGTTGTACTCCTCAACCGCTGCCGCAAATTCCTCTTCGGCCAGCCGGTAATACTCATCCGGCATCCGGATGTTCCACAGAATATAGGTATCGCCTGCTCGGGGCACCAGCTTGCCGCCCGGCAGCTGGGTGTCGTCATCGTAGGGCCAGATGGTAATCAGTTCAAATTCCCTTGCCGCACTGTCGTAGTTCACCTCAAAGTAGTGGTCATCGCTTTCTCCCAGCCCGGCCAGGTCGCCCGTCTGGAACGACACACGTTTGGTCTCGCCGGCCAGCTCGTACAGGTTGGGGTCAAAGTTCAGTTCCCCGTCCCGGAAGTAATAGACGGTGAATTTGTTTCCTTCATCGTCTGCCACCTCCTCGCTGCGTACCGAACTGACCGTACCCACCCGGTGGGGGTAGATACCGCTGAAGGCATCCTGTTCGTAATGGTCATAGATGCCGTATTCCTCCACACCTTGCTCGATGTACTTCTTGCCGCCGGGAAGCATCAGCCTCGGGCTGCCGTATTTCTCCGCATCGATGTTGCGGGTCGAACCTACCGGGAACAGGCGGGTGTAGAACTTGGCCGTGTTGCCGGTGTCTCTTTCCAGCGAGGTCAGCCCCTTGCCGTACCCCAGGGCGATTTCTTCCCCGTGTTCACAGCGGCACACGTTCACCGTCTGCCCCTCAATCCACCATTCCACCTTGCCGCCTGCCTTTTCCGCAATGGCTTTCAGCGCTTCGTCGCAGTACATCCCCTCGTAGTCTATCGTGATCAGCTCCGTACCTTCCACCGTACCCACCTTCCAGTCGGTCGTGTGGCCCATGCCGTCATTGATGGCTTTCACCACCATCGCCACATGCTCGCGGGGCGTGGCTGTCAGGGTAAACAGAGGGTTGGTGTCCCCGTCCGTCGTCTCCAGCACCAGGAACCGCTTGATCAGGCTCTCCACGCCGTACAGCTTCAGGTCATAGTCCCATTCGCCCTCGTTCACCTGCTTCGGGGTGTAGCGTTCCGTCAGCCAGTACCGTTCGCCCAGATAGTCCGTGTAGTCGTTCACGTCCAGGGGCAGGAAGTCATAGTAGCTGAACGACAGGGAAAGCACATTGTCTCCCTGTACCTCCTTGCTTTGCGTCGAGCTGTCGTTCACAGCCACGTCCGCACGCTTGGTCCCGGCTTTGTCATATATCGTTAGAAGCATATTCTAATAGCGTTTGAATGGTTATATAATCGGTTTCGGTTCCCGGAACTTTACCCGGAACTTTCCGGCATGCACGCCTTCCGTCCACAGATAGGTCAGCGGGGTGAACTTCGTACAGTCGGCATACTTCACCCGCAGCTGCAGGTCCAGCTGGGGGAAACGGATTTCCAGCCAGCCGTCCTTCCCTTGCTTCAGGAAATTCACAAAGGCAAAGTACTGCTTCATCCAGCCTGCCTGGGTCTTGTTGTACAGCGCAAAGTGCAGCGTCACGTCACGTGCCTCATTCCGTGGGGTCAGCACGGGGCTGTATTTCTCCCCGTGCTCCTCCCGTATGTCCACAGCCGTATCCTTCTTGGCCTTGCTCGGGGTCAGGATGGCCGTCAGGTTCTCCATGCCGCCGCGCCGGTCTTCTACCAGGAACACGCCGTATTCCGTCCAGATGTCCGTGCCGTTCACCAGCACCAGTCCGCTCAGTATATTGCCCATATCACTTCACTTTTAGTCCGTCACGTATCATTTTCTTTATCACTTCCTTCAGTTCGCCCAGGTGTCCGGCGCTCACACCGGTGTTCTCGGCTATCCGGGCCAGATGCCCTTCGGCCGTGTCCATCTTCTCCACCACGCTTTCCAGCTGTTTGTCTATGCTGCTCCAGTGCTGCAGCCCGCTGGTGAACATGCCCTCCAGCTTCGTGCCCTGGTCCTGCGTCATGGCCGTAAAGCCGCCCGCTTTCGCACTCTGGCTGGTACCGCCGGCTTCGGTCTTGTCGTAGCCCGTAACGGCAGCCAGGTTGTCACGCAGGGCAAGGGCTTCGTCCACATACTGCATGTACTCTTCAGTCAGCGCGTTCCGTTCCGCCTCGGTCAGTTCGTTGTCCTCCATGGCCTTGCCGAACTTCTCCCACCAGCCTTTCAGTTTTTCGCTGTACATCTCACCGATCTTGTTGCTCAGCATCGCCCGCATGAAGTACTCGGATATATCCTCTGCCGCATCCTTCGCGCCATACTTCATGTTCATCAGATTATCGATGAAGCTGCTATACATTCCGTCAAACGAAATGCCCGTCAGCCCTTCATACAGCTGGTCGGTCAGTTCCTCCAGCTTGCCGGCCTGCGCTATATAGTCATCCAGTTTATCGGTCAGCCGTTCACCGTAGCCGCCCTTGCCGGTATTCTGTATCTGCGTCCACATGTCCACATTCGAACGCAGCGCCTTCATCTCCTCCGGGCTCAGGCTCCACAGGTTCCCGTCCCACTGGCGGCCAATCTGTCCGCTCAGTTTGTCTATCTGTGCCTGGTTGAAACCGCCCCAGTAGTAGTTCCAGCTGTGGTGGCTACCGCTGTAGCGTGCCTGTTCCTGCGCTATCTGCAGATAGTTTGCATTCGTCTCTTTCTGGTATTTGTAAGCATCCCGGTAAGCTTCCACCGATTTTGTCCCCTTGCTTGCCTTGATGGTATCGGTCAGGTCTTCGATGGAAGTCTGCAGTTTCTCGTTCCGGTCTGTAAGACGATCAATAGCAGCCTGCACTTCCTTGGCGTTTCCGCCGATGCCAAACAGTTTGTTGAAACCTCCGAAAGACACCGTGTTCAGCAGTCCTCCGATACCTTTCACAAGGGAACCGCCTATCTGTTTGAACAGGTCTCCGCTGAGGATATTGTCGAGTATTCCGGTTATCGCATTGAAAATGGTGTCTATCAATGATGAGATAATCGGGCCGATACCGTCTTTCAGCAAATCCAGTATAGAGAGAATGGCCGATATAATCTGCCCGATGACTCCGGCACTTGACAGGGTCTCGGACATCTGACTGATGGCATCACCGACCTTGCCTCCGATATTCAGTTTTGAAAGACCGGTAAGCATGTTCTGGATTCCTTCAAATGATCCCTGCAAGGTTCCGCTTGTAAAACCGTGCAACCCGTCGGATACCATGTTCAACCCGTCAACCGTGTCCTGGGAGGCACTTTTCACCTCCCCGGCAAGCGCCTTCATTTCAGAGGTAGCGTTCAGGTATTCTTCGTCAGCTGAAACGCTGGACGATTGGGCCATTTGAAGGGCGATTTTGGTACGTTCTATTTCTGCCTGGTTACCGCTTTCAATAGCCTTGTTGTAATCGGTCTGCGCCGCTTTTAACCGGGCGAATGCCGCTTCCTGCTGCAGTTCCGCATTTTGCACACGTGTGACGGCATCCCCCAAAGCGTGCATCTGCGTTTGCAGCCGGGCAAAATCCAATGTGCCGTTGCCACCGGGGAGCATGCTTTGAATACGTTCAATGGCATCGTAAACAACCTGCTGGTCTGCGGCTCCTGATTTTTTGAATTCATCCGTCTTGACATACTGCTTAAGTTCGCCGAGCAGGTTCTTCATCTGGTCTGCAAGCAGACCGGTCAAATCCCCGAACGCTGCTCCCCAGTCTATCTTCTGGGTAAGGGCTTCCATGTCCACTTTGTGCACAGCCGCATCACGCTGCTTCTCCAAAGTCAGCCTTTCTCCCTGGGACTGTGCCTTGCGGATTTTCTCGGCATATTCTTCAGCGATGGCCAGTTTCTGCTGCTGGAAGGTACCGTATTCCTTCAGATAGTCACGCATGGCTTCCGCCTCTTCCCTGTACACGTCCGTCTCCGCTTTTTTCCGGGACTCGGTGTTTGAGGCACGGGCTTTTTCAAGTGCATCCTGTTGCTCCCGGGTAAGTCCGTTATCTCCGGTGGATATGCCGGCTTCCTTGTTCTCACGCTTCCAGTCGGCTTCCTGCCGGTTAATTTCTTCTTTTCTCGCTTTATAGTCATATTCGATTTGTGCCAGCTTCTTTTCGGTACCGGCTTGCATGCGGTCTATCTCTTCCTTCCGGTTTTCAGCCTGCAATACGGCAAGATCCTTCGCCAGCCTGCGCTCTGTGGCCAGCCGTTGCTTGGCTTCCGCTTCTGGATTCTTCCCGGACTGCTTAGGGTCGGTATGCCCACCGATATTTCCTTTTTTGGCTGCTTCTGCGGCTTTTTTTACCTCTTCCTCCGCTTTTTTCAGATAACCGTCTCGTTTGTTTTCGGCATTTTTCAACAGTATGTCATAAGCTTCCTGATCATGTTTCTTAATGGCAGCCTGTGCGTCATAGAACTGCCCGGATTCTGCCATGTTGGACTGTATGATATATTGTCCCCATTTCCCGAAAAAGCCCATGGCGCTTTCTGCCTCTTCCGGTTTCTGTGCCTTGATTTTATTCACCTCTTCATCGGCTTCTGCAGCTTTTTTTACAAGATTTTGGACATTGGCCTGGTGCAGCAGAACCTGTACATAGTCCTCGCTCTTTTGGATAAGGGTATCATACCATTCAGAAAGTGTTTTATAATACCCGAAAGATTCCCCGTACTTGCGGTTCAGTTCCTCCACCTTGGCCTTTTCCTGTTCCTTGCTTCCGGTGAAGTTCTTTATTTCATTGATAACCGATTTCAGCTCAAAGCGGGTACGCACCATCTGGGCACGGCCGTCCTTCTCTATTTCGGTCATTTCCTTCAGCGATATGTTGAATTCATCCACGCCTTTTTTGGCGCTGAACAGGTCTTTCGTCCAATCCCAGATTTCGTCACCATACATTACCAGCAGCATGATGCCGGTGGTCATGGCCGTCTGCCAGGAAAAAAGTGAGGAAAGAACCTGCTTCCATACCGGTGTGCCTTTCTTGCCGGACTTCTGCAGCTCATCGTATTCCTTGCGGGCACGGGCCAGTTCGTCCGTAAAAATCGGCAGGTTGTTGGATATGGCCATGAAGAACATCTGCGGTCCCATGGCCAAGGAAGGCATTTCACGAGCCATCTGCTGGATGCTGTTATGAAGTCCGTTGAACTGGCGCTGTGCATTAGGTATATCTGCAGGAGTGACCTGTACAGATTCCGATTCGTTTTGCAACATTTTCAACTGGGCGTGCAGTTCCTCAAGCTGCTTCTCCAGCGCATGGATTTGCGCAATATTGGCACTTTGGTCCAGATTCGGGGCAGCTGTCTCACCTGCAAGACGTAACCTCTCCAGTTCAGCCTCCAACAGTCTGACGGTATTACGCAATTCCAGTGCCTCACGCTCGGCTTTGTTCATGCCGGGCGTAAGTTTGTCCTTCATCAAAAATTCAACTTCTACAGGTTTACTCATTCCAGTTTACTTTGAAAAAATCCTACTATATCGTTCGCCTCATCCTCGGCGCTGCGCTCCGGGTGACTGTCACACTTACCGCTACCTCCCTTCTGTCGAACATATCGCGGAGCGTCGCTCAGCATCAGTATCAATGTCTGGTAGTTCACACCGTCCAGGATGTAGTCCACACTCCAACCCGTTGCCGATGCTATCTGCCACACGAAACCGAAAGGGCTATGGGAACCTTCATACCGGGTTCTTAACTCCCCATCCTTGCCTGGCTCAGTCTCGGGGTCATCGGGTTCGCCCGCGCCGCCGAGCTGATAATACGCATAAAATCCTTCGTGCCCATCAGCCGTTCAAACGTCCGGAACAGCGCCATCAGATACTTCCACTCCACAAGGTTCCGGAGCACCCATGCCGTCACACCGATACCTACATGTCGCGACACATAGCCCCGACACACCGTATAGGCCAGCAGACGGCTCACAGCCTTGCCATGTTCCGCTACAAAGTTTAGTTCCTCGATCTTGTCCTTCGGCTGCCACCCGGGTTCAACACCCATCTTCAGGTATTCCCTTGCCAGCAGAATCTGCCCGCGCAGTCTCGGACGCTTCATCGTCACACGCACCTCCAACGTACTTTTCATCCATGGGAGCTTCCACCTTTTAAGAGGAACGGACACGCCGCTGTCCAGCAGCGCATCCGCACACTCCATCTCTATCAGTTGTTCCAGCAGGTCAGCCATACACTATCCCTCCTTGCTTGTGGCCTCCTCGCTTGTAGCCTCCTCACTTTGAACCGAGGCAGCCGCCGCTGCTCCCGCTGCAGGCAGCTTGTGCTCTCCCCACTCTTCGGGCAAGGTTTTCGAGTCAAACACGCCGTAGGGCTGCGAACCGTCCTCCGGCATAGCCACCTCCAACGTACATTCTATCTTGGCCGTTTCCGTAAGTGTCAGCTTACCGCCCAGGTTGCTCAGCAGCGTGCCGTTCGGTATCAAGATGCTCCGTCCGCTCACCAGTTCCAGTTCAAAAGGACCTTGCATCAGCAGGGCGGCTTGTGGGGCGGTCCAGCCTATTGGGTTCTTCTTCTCGCTGTCTTCTTTCGCATAGTGCAGCGTGCCGCCCAGCATGGCATGCAGGTTCTTGTAGTCCGTCTGGATTACGTTGAATGTGGGGGCGATGCTGCCATTGCTCTGCGGAATGATCAGCACGGGGGCACCCGGTGCCTGTTCCGCCTCAATCTTTGCGGCTTCGGGCTTCTGCCCGTTCAGGTCAAACGAGCCTTTTTCAATATAGCCTATCACGAAGTCATTGTATTTCACGGCACCGATACCGTACATAAAATTTTTGTTCATCGTTTATAAAGTTTGATGGTTAATAACACACCGGCCAATAAGCCGGCCAATACACCTGTGATAAACGTCCGCATCCGGTTCGGAGGACGTTTTTCTTCCATTTGAACGTCATTCGAAGTTTCACTATTGGTCTCGTTTCGGATGCGTGTCAGCTCTTCTTCATACCACAGCACCAACTGTTGCAGACTGTCACACGAGGCTTCGGCCACAATGTTACCGCTACCGTCATTTCTTACAGTCAGGTTGGCCTGACCGCTCTTCCCGCGATACACCGCGCCGTCAGGAAGCTTACGGAGGCTGTCCGCCGGTATCGTCAGCTTCACCGCACTCGCCTGTATCCCCGCCATCACCAGTCCCGCCCGTCGGCTTCTGTTCGCACTGTCGGCGCTTGCCGATTCCGTCTGTGTCTTCTCCACCGTCGTGCTCTTCCTGCTGCTTGCGCAGCCCGCCAAGCACAGGACAGTCATCATGATGGCGGCAACTGTTGGCAGTGTCAATCGCCTTGCGCAGTCGCGCCATCTCACGTTTGTTGGCCTGCAGGTCTTTTCTTGTTGCATTCAGTTCTTCTTTTAAGGGTACCACAATGTTGCTTACCAAAACGCGGGTGGCATGTTCCGCGTTGTCCACACGCACACCCTCCGCGTCGGCTTCGGCCTTCATCGCTTCCGCTTTCGCTTTTCTCACCGTGGCACGCAATGACCCGATGGCTGCTGCAGTGCCCACAAGGCCGCCGCTAAGAATGATGTTCATAATCTCACTAAAGTCCATACCACCCGTTTTTTTAGTCGGTCAACCTTTTATTCTACTTCCTTGCGTTTCTTGCGGAATAACCCGATAACCCACTGCACCAGTCCCGTGTCAGCCACGCCGTTGGCCACAAGCGAGGCACCAAAGCCATACAGCAAGGCAATGTCCCAGCTCACATCACTCACAAACCCCGCATCAAGCCACCACAGCAGCATCACGCATACCAGGCCCACACACCAGCTTACCAGCTGCGTCACCCAGCCTTTCATATTAGGGAACAAGCCCTTCAAACCTTCGGTAAGCACCACCACACCGGCTGCAAAACCGGCAAAGGTGCCAATCATTGCGTCATAGTCCGTTGCCGGAACATCGGTCCCTTGGGCCATCACAGCCGATACCACACCGAGCATCAGCATCATAAACAACATAATTCGTTTCATTGATTGTTTCTTTTATTATTGGTTAATACCTATTTCTTTCAGCCATTTCTGTACATCAAAGCTGGGGCAGGCCTTGGCCGCCAGCTCGTTGTGTCCCACAATGCGCACATCCGGGAATCTGCGGTGGAAGTCCTTCACATACTTCTCCAGTGCCTTTTTCTGGCAGCCGGTGCGGGTATCTTTCGGGGTCTTGCCATCCTTGGCCACACCGCCGGCATACACAATGTGGCGGCTCACGCTGTTGTACCCCTTGGCCCCGTTGGTCACTTCCCACGGATCCACCTGCGCATCCTCGTTGTTGTTCACCAAGCGTTCCACTCCGCCTTGCAGATGGAACAGGTCGGTATAGCCCACCTGTTTCCAGCCTCGACCGCCCTGGTTCACGGGCGAAGTGTGCCACTTCCGGATGTCCGCCGATGATACCTCACGCCCCTCCGGGGTTGCCGTACAATGAATTACCAGATACTTCAACTTTGCCATATCATCTTATCCTTTCTGGTTTTGGGTAATGGTAATCTTGGCCGTCTTGCTGCGGTCGGCATTGAGCGTAAGGGTCAGCGTACCGGTTTTCTGACTGCCACTGTTTGCACCGGCCGAAATCTTTACACCGTTATCCGTCGCTTCCACCTTGAAGCCGGCAGGGGCACTGCCAATCTCATATTCACCGCTGGCGGTCACAGTCACTTCCTCACTGCCACCCGTAGCTTCAAGGGTCACACTGGCAGGGTCAACTGAAATCTTCTTCTCGCTCGCCTTGAACACGGGGTTGCTGCGCTTGTCCAGCACCACCACCTCTTCACCGAAGGCAATGTTCGTGTCGGCCTTCATCAGCATCTTGAAGAAGTACAGTTCACTGGCATTCGAAATCTTGTCAATCTGAATCACGTCTTCATCGTCCTGCAGGTTCACAGCCGCAAACAGGTTGCCGCCGGCATCGGGCGAACAGAGGGTGCACACAATCAGATCATCGGGCCAGGCAGCAAGCGTCTCAATGGTAATGCCCTTGTAGCGGCGGGCATTCACATCGGTTTCGCTCGTGTTCTTGGCCTCGCGCTGGGTCAGCTCGTCGTCATACTTGTCAAAGTCGTTCACACTCATCAGGATGCGGAGGTCCGGGTTGTTGCGGATGGCCACGGGAATCTTCGCACGCATGGCTTTCAGTCTGCCCAGCATGGTCGATTCTTCGCTGTCCACCACAATCACCTCAGTATCCTTGGCCATCTGGGTCAGGATGCCGTTAAACAGATGGTCGTCATCATCCCCATATTCGCCGTTCACATAGTGGTCACCCAGTTCAAACTGTACCCGCTTGGCCACCTCGGCAAGCAGGGCGTTCTGCGCTTCGGGCGGAAGCTCCGAGAATACCAGGTTGCCCTTCGGCTGCCATTTGCGCCAGATGTTCTCGAACGTGCGGGGGTTAAACACCGTAAAGGCCATGAAGTCCACCGGGTCAAGGCTCTTTTCGTCGTAGTTGAAGTTGCCCTTCGAATCCTCCACGCCGGGGTTCTCCTTGCGCTTCTGGAGCATCTTGCCGGACTTCAGGCGCGGCAGGCTGATTTTCTTCTCCACACCGGGAATCACCATAATCAGTCCCTTTTCCACAATCTCGTTGCTCGTTGCGGCAAGCGTCAGCAACTTTTCCAGTACCTCGCCGCTGTAATTCGTGTTTCTTACAATTATTGCCATAGTTCAATCACTTTTTACGTTTGTCCTTAATTTCTCGCATGCGCTTGGCCCAGGGACTTTCATCTCCGTTCAGTTCCAGGTGCAGGTCTTCCATCACACGGCGCTTCACCGGCAGTTGGGCCAGGGCCTTTTCGCCGTTCTCGCGGTCATTGGCCAAAAGGTTTTCGTAGATGGGGCGGGTGGTCGCATCGATGCGGCCGTCCTGCTCGGCTGCGTCAAGCAGCTGCTTGCGGGCGGCAAGGTCTTCGGCTGCAACCTTGTCTTCGTAGGTCTTCACCTTGGCCTTCAGGTCGGTGTTCTCTTTCGTAAGGATAGGTACCTTTCCGGCCTCTTCCTCCAGTTGGTCCATCAGGCGGAACACATCCGCATCACTCGCGCAGTCCTTGAAGCGCGGGCGTTTCTTTACGTCTTCCAGATTCATGTCTTCTCTGTTGTTTTGTGGCTCAATGAGCCGGTTATTAAATAAAGTATATATCTGTGCCGGCGTACTGTCGGCCGGCACGGGGTCTGCATCATATATGCCGTCAATGAAACCGAGGTCCAGGGCTTCCTGGGCAGTCAGCCAATGGTCTTCACCGTCAAAATAGGTCTGTCTTACTTCTTCCTGGCTCATGCCCAGCCGCTCGGCATAGATTTCACTCAAGCTGCCTTCCAGGCTTTCTATCTCTTCCATGCAGCGCTGCAGGTCCTGCTTGTTGCCATAGCACCCGCCGCTCACGCTGTGCAGCATCAGACGGGCATACTTGCTCATCTCTACCGGCTTGCCGCAAAGGGCTATCACGCTGGCCATGCTGGCAGCGATGCCATCCACATAAATGCGGATGTCGGCCTGGCTATGACGCAGGGCGTTGAATATCGCAATGCCGCTGTACACTTCCCCGCCGTTGCTGTTGATACGTACATGGATGCGCCGGCTCACGCGTTCGGCTTCCATCAGTTCCTGGGCAATGCGCCCGCTTTGCACCTCCGTATAGTCTCCGATGTCCCCATACAGGAATATCGTACTGGTGCCGTCGTCACTCGTTGTAATATTGAAAAATCTGCTCATCGTCATACACTTTCCTGCGGTCTTCCCCGCCTTTCGATGATGCGAAAATAGAACATTCC